GATATGTGCGGAGAAGACGTTAGTTTCTGTTTAGATGCTATCGATGCAGGTTATGACATCTGGTGTGACCCTAGAATACGTGTTGGTCACGAAAAAACTCGTGTTATCTAACGAACGTGTCTCGTAAAAACTACCAAATTGTCCATCAGGGACAAATAATTCATCAAAATCTGAGTATTGAGGAGTGTGCTCAGATTTTAGATGAGTTATCAACAGAATTTTACGAAAATAAACTTGATCCTAATGAACTAAAAGTGGAGGAAACCTAAAAATGCCCATGAGAAGTGCTATCGGAGGCGAAATTGTCGAAGCCGTACCGAAAAAAACTCGTCAAGGAAGGGGAAAACACACAAAATATGCCGCTTCCTCTCGAAATAAAGCAAAAAAACGCACGAGAGGTCAAGGAAGATAAAAAGTGAGTGGATAAGGTGCTAAATAAAGTTATATTTGCTAAGTAATAGTGCCTGTCCAACGTATAAGTAAGTCATTTAAGGACATTAGTATGTCTTTTCAGGTTAATCCGTTAACCAATGACCTTATTGCGATTAAAAATACAACAGCTATTGCTCGTTCTCTAAGGAATTTGGTTCTTACCACTCCTGGAGAACGTTTTTTTAATGAAGATTTGGGTTCACAGGTTGGTAATCTCTTATTTGAGAACGTTGATGACGTTACAGCGATGTCTATAAGGACAGAAATCATCAATGTTATCGAAAATTACGAACCAAGAGTTAAATTATTAAAAGTTAGGGTTGTACCTAATGTTGATAACTATAATATGGATGTAAAAATCACTTATATTGTCATTGGAATCGATATTCCACCCCAAGAATTATCATTTGTGCTAATACCAACAAGATAAATGACCTTAGTTAACTTTGCTAATCTGGATTTTGACCAGATTAAGGTAACAATAAAAGATTATCTCCGATCTAACTCCAAATTTACGGATTATGATTTTGAGGGATCTAATTTATCGTCAATTATTGATATACTTGCTTATAATACGTATATCACCTCTTACAATGCCAATATGGTATCGAATGAGGTGTTTCTAGATAGTGCTACATTGCGAGAAAATGTAGTTTCATTGATACAAAACACTGGATATTTACCAAGATCAAAAAGAGCATCAAGAATTAATGTTTCATTTTATGTAGATACATCAGGATACTCTACAGCATATCAAAATATTAGATTAAACAAAGGAATAGTAGCCACTACAAATTCATTTACAAATGAAAGTTTTACTTTTATTTCATTAGATGATATCACAAAACCAGTTAAAAATAATAGAGCAATATTTAATGGGGTTCAACTTGTTGAAGGAACATACATTAATACCACTTTTACAGTAGATTCATATGATCCGAAGCAAAGATTTATTCTTCCAAACAGTGGAATTGATACAACTACGATTAGAGTAACTGTAAAACCATCTAAAACTGCTAATACAAGTCGAAAATATGCTCAAACAGGAAGTGTAACCAGTTCTCATGGGCATTATACAACAAATCAAACTCTATTTGAAGTAAATAGTGAATCACCAGTCTATTGGGTTCAAGAAATAGAGGGTGAAAGGTATGAATTAATTTTTGGAGACGGTATTTTTGGTAAAAAATTAGATGCTCCTAGTTTTATTGAAGTTTCTTATGTTGTAACTAATGGAGAAGAGGGAAATGGAATAAATGCTCTTACTTTTAACGGCAAAATAACTTCTGGTAGGTCTAATACACCATTAACAGCAGGTATTTCTCTACTTAATATAGGTACGGCTTCAAATGGAGGCATGGAAATTGAAAGTATAGAATCTATTAAAAAATATGGTCCCAAAGTTTATGCTTCACAGAACAGAGCAGTTACTGCAGATGATTATGAAGCACTAATTCCTAATATATTCCCAGAAACTGAAGCTGTTGCATGTTATGGAGGAGAAGAATTAAGTCCTCCTCGATTTGGAAAAGTTTTTTGTGCAGTAAAACCTACAAATGGGTCATATTTGTCAAATGCCCTTAAAGAAAACCTTAAAAGTGCAGTTAGAAAGTATAATGTAGGAGGAATTGAGTTACATCTCACTGATTTAAAATATTTGTACATAGAACCAGATATTAATGCATATTATGATTGTAATTTAGGAGGATCTGCACAGGATATTGAAACTGCCATAATGAATGCTATAATAGCATATCTTAGAAGCGGTGATTTAGGTAAATTTGGAGCAAAATTTAACTTTAGTAAATTCCAATGTTTAATTGACGGTGCTGACGAAGCTATTACTTCTAATATTACTTCTTTACGGATCAGAAGGGATTTGAGAGTAGCGTTAAATAGTTTTGCGGAATACGAATTATGTTTTGGAAATTGTATGTTTGTTAAGAACTGCGATGGACATAATATTAGATCTACTGGATTTAATGTTTCGGGAATACAAGGAACTGTATATCTATCCGATAAACCCAATAAGGATGATAAGACAAAAGGAACAATATTTTTGTTTAGGTTAATGTCACCTACTCAGTCTGATATTGTTAAGCAAAATGTTGGTATTATTGATTATGAGCATGGAGAAATTAAATTATCTCCTATTAATATAACGGAAACTGATGTTCATCGTGATTTTCCTTTAATTGAAATAGATGCAGTTCCTTGTTCTAATAATGTAGTAGGATTACATGATCTTTACTTACAATTAGGGGATGGAAGTGATGATGGAAGTGGAATTGATATCCATGCAGCATGTGATACTGAACCTCCTGCTCCTACTTATGGCGATGATAACTTAGTTCGTGGTGTTCCTCATTTTGGATGTAATACGGATGGAGATGTAACGGCAACTTCAACGACTACGGATAATCCAGATGGGTCTTATACTGTTACAACTATGACATCTGCTTATAGAACAGAAAAAATTACTTATTATCCTGATGGACGTACATCTATGGTGGTTTCTCAAGCATCATCGGCTGCATCAAATCCAGCAGGTTCAATGTCATCCACAACATCTTCATCGTCTATGTCATCTTCATCATCATCTTCTTCTTCAGGATCAACTGCAGGTTACTAATAAAAAATGATATCAACAGATCTAACAAGAGTTCAAATACAAAGTATAGTTGAAAACCAACTTCCTTCCTTTGTACAAACAGATTTTCCCTTATTGGGAGAATTCTTAAAGCAGTACTATACTTCTCAGGAAGCTCCTACTGCTTCTGCTGATATTCTTCAAAATATTGATGAATATGTTAAATTAGTAGCATTAACAACTAATGAGGATAGTACCAGATTAAGAACTGATATTGATCAAGCTGCTACTGAAATTCCTGCATCTTTTGATTTAGCTAATGGTGTTATCGGTACATATCAGTTTCCTCAAAAACATGGTTTGATTAAAATAGATGATGAAATTATTTTATACGAAGAAAAAACAGGTAATTCTTTTAAAGGATGTATTAGGGGATTTAGTGGAGTAACTTCTTATAATTCAATTCATAGTGATCAATTAACTTTTGCAGAAACAAATATTGAAGAGCACATAACTGGTGCAAAAATAATAAACTTAAGTGCTTTATTATTTGCTAGATTTTTAATTAAAGTTAAAGGTTTATATTCTCCTGGTTTTGAAAATAGAAATTTAAATGAGGATTTAGATCAAAGACTTTTCGTTTCTAGAGTTAGAGATTTTTATCAATCAAAAGGAAGTGATGAGTCCTTTAAAATTCTTTTTGGAGCTCTATATGGAGAAAAATGTGAAATAATAAGACCAAGAGATTTTCTCTTTAGACCATCAGATGCTGACTATAGAATTGCTAAAAATTTAGTAGTACAAGCTATAGACGGGGATCCTTCAAAACTTTTAAACTGCACTTTATATCAAGATGCATATGAAGAATATGGAATACCAAAAGCATATGCCCCTATTGCCGATATTGAAACAATCTTAGACAATGAGAATCAATTTTATAAGTTATCAACCGATTATGGTTATTCTGCAGATGCTTCTCTGAGGGGAAGTGTATATGGAGAGTTTTCTTCTCACCCTCTTACAAAAATAGTAACACAAGTTAGTGGTGGATCCAGTGTTATGGATGTAGATTCCACTATTGGATTTCCTCAATCAGGTGAATTAGTAACTACCTATGAATCAGGTATTACTGGAATATTAACTTATCGTTCTAAATCTATAAATCAGTTTTTTGGGGTAGGAGTAGCTAATACCAGTGTTATTGGTATTGGTAGTGATGATTCTATTGCTCTAAAAGAAAATGTTAGATTAAATGTTAATGCATATGCATATGTTGGGTTAGGAACTACCAGTAAAGTTACATTGAGAGTTGGAAATGTTCTTTCGGAACCAGTAATTGCTAATGATACTTATTATTACACTAAAAATGATGTTGCAAAAGTAGAAAGTTTAGGAATTACTACATCTGGACCAAAAGTAGATAATTGGTTCTATAATTTAGCTATTAAGTATGATATAGAATCAGTAACCTTAGTAGATGAATCTGACTTTACTTACAATATTGTAACTTACGATAAAAATAATTTAAGAGTTGGTGACAAACTTGTTATTACCGATGTACAGGGTAATACTAAAGATTCTTCAGTTGTAGAACTTGTCAGTGAATATAGTTTTTCTGTAAAGGGTCAGGGTCGTATTGTTAGTGCTAGTTCAACTGTTGAGAGAAAAATTTTAAGAAGTAAAGTTGATGTTAATCTTAAAGATTATCTTTATATTGATGATTATGTTGCAAATGTTCAAAATGCTTATTTGAAGTTTAATAATGATATTTTAGTTGCTTCTTCTTCTATTCCAAATTATAATGATGCTCCCTTAGACTTTAATGATAGAAAACTTACTTTAACTGGTAATTATAATGGAGATCTTTTTACCTTCTTAGATTCAAATGATCATGGATATTATACTGGAGATGCTGTTTATTATGATTCCTTTGTTACTGAAGAAGAGGACTTTCTAGGAAACAAGGTTCAAACTACCAGTAAATTCCCACAAATGGAACCTGGTGTTTTCTTTGTAAAAAGAGTTAATAGAAACCAATTAAAACTTGCTACTAGTTCAACGAATATTGATAATGAGAAATTTATTTCTGTATCTGGTATTGTTACCTCCAATACTTTAAGACCTGTTGATTTTCATAATAAGAAAGTAGATAATCAATTATTACTAAGAGAAATAAAGTCTCCTAATCCTCAAGCTGGTGAATATATAACTGAACCAGGAAATAGGACAGGTATATTAGTTAATGGGGTTGAAATTTTAAATTATAAGTCAAAAGATACTGTTTATTATGGAACTATTGAAAAAATTGATGTAACTTCAGGGGGAAGAAGATATGATGTGGTTAATCCTCCTCTTTTACATTTAAAGGATAATGTAGGTTCTGGTGCAACAGGTATATGTGCCGTTAAAGGTAGCTTAGAGGAGATTCTAGTTGAGGATATTGGTTATGACTATACATCGGATCCTATTGTTACTATAACGGGTGGTAATGGTCAAGGTGCTCAAGCTTTTAGTAATACTATTTTTAAACATCATGAGGTTGAATTTAATTCAATTGGTTTAGGTACAAATAGATCTGATCGGGTTATTTTAGAAGCCGATACAATAGGATTTTCTACATTTCATAAATTTAAAAATGGTGAAAAAGTAATTTATAAAACAAATGGAGGAGTAGCAGTAGGAGGTCTTTCTACTGATGCAATTTATTATGCACATACGGTAGGTGTATCTACAATCAAACTGTATACCGATCAAACAGAGGCTATTAAGGCAGGTGTAAATACTGTTTCTTTAACAAGTTTTGGAGAAGGAGTTCATGAATTCCAAACCTTTGAAAAGAAAAGAGTTTTATCTAGTATTTCAGTTGTAAATGGTGGATCTGGATATGAAAATAAAAAAAGAGTCATAGTTGAAGCAACAGGAATTAGTAGTGCTCTTAATCAAATATACATTGAAGATCATGGATATAAATCTGGAGAAATTATTAATTATTCCTTTACTGGCCCTAAAAAAGAGTGTATTGGGGGTATAACTTCAAATACTGATTATTATGTTACTTCTGTTGATGAAAACAATTTCAAATTATCTAGTGTAGGGGTAGGAACTACTGCTAAAGATCATTATTATAATACAAAACAATATATTGGATTCTCTTCAGTTGACTTAGGTACAGGACAACATTCATTTAATTATCAACCCATCACTGTAACTTTAAGTGGTCAGATTGGAGTTGTAACTGCTGCTGGTCAAGATTTTGGAGCTAAAATCCAACCACTATTTAAAGGATCTATTGAATCTGTACAAATTACCAATGGTGGTTCGGAATATGGATCATCTGATATTTTAAATTATGATAATCAACCATTATTTGACTTAAAAGCAGGAACAGATGCAGAAGTTAGTGTAGTTATTGATAATGGTAAGATTAAAGAGGCGGTAGTAACTAATGAAGGATTTGGATATGATGCTCCACCTACCTTGACCCTATTTACTGATGGATCTGGTAGTTATGGAAAACTTGTCCCTGTTGTCCGTGATGGTAAATTAGTAGATGTTAGAATAGCAAATGCAGGTATTGGATATACTGGTAATATTATTGCTGGAGTTCAACCTAGCGGTGTAAATGCTCAATTTAGAGCTCGTGTTAAAACATGGACTGTTAATTTATTCTATAAGTATTTTGATATTATTTCTACTGATGATGGAATTTTAGATCCGTCTCCAAATCCAGAAATGGGTATACAGTATACTCATTTATATACCCCTAGAAAATTAAGAGAGTCTGTATATGTTAGAAACCAAAATAATGATGTAAAATATGGTCTTTTTGATTTAGAAAAGGTTAATGATCAGGAAGTTGCTACAGAGTATCACTCTCCGATTATAGGGTGGTCTTATGATGGATATCCCATCTATGGTCCTTACGGATATACAAAACGTGATGGTGGTGTTGTGAGGGCAATGAAATCAAGTTATAAACTCACAACCGCAGCTAACAGACCTTCTATATCTAATTTTCCTCAAGGATTTTTTGTTGAAGATTATGTATATGATGGTTCAGGTGATTTGGATGTGCATAATGGTCGTTTTTGTGTAACACCTGATTATCCAAATGGTACATATGCATATTTCACTACCATTAATCCTACTCTTATTGAAAACTCAGGACCATTTAATAAGTATAGAATTCCTGAATTTCCATATCTGATTGGAAATACTTTTAAAGGACAACCTAATCCATTCAATGCTGATATAAAATCAAATCAAAGAGACTATGATTTAGATAATACAGAATGGTTTAGAAATACTACACCATATTCTTTATCAGAAAATAGTACTTATTATGATTTCTTATTCCAACCTACTAGAGATCATGTTTATAATGTAAATGTAACTAATGTTTCTGTTGGTGATATTCAGACTGTTGGTATTTTAACAGGTGGAACAAATTATCAAGTTAATGATAAGATACTTTTTGAACCTTTAATAGGTGCTCAAGAAGCTAAAGCTAAAGTTTCTGAAGTTGAAGGAGTAAATGTTACTAATATTAGTGTTGCTTCTAGCACAGTCTCTGAATTAGAAATTATTCCTTTTGATGCTAGTGGAAAATACGTTGCTATTTCTACTTCACCTCATAATTTTAGAAATACTGATTTAGTTTCTCTTGCTGGATTTAATACTTCCATTAATTCTCTTCAAGGAGGATTCACTATAGGAGTAAGAACGGAATCAGTTACATTAACAGGTGGAGTAGGTACTGCTGGAGTTACTGGTATAGTTACTTATTTTAAAGTGGCTGGTTCTTTAGATACCGATTTATTATCCATTGGAGTAAATGATATTATAGGAATTGGAGCAACAGAAAAAGTAAAAGTATTGTCTGTTGATGAAAAGAATTCTAGATTCAGAGTATTAAGAGCCCAAAATGGAACTATTTCCGTTGCTCATACTGCAACTTCTATTATAACTGAAGATTCTAGAAAATTTACTTTTGAGACAACACCCGAAAATGATATAACCTTTGAATCAACAAAAGAAATTTATTTTGAACCTAAAGAATCTGTAGGATTAGGTACACTCACGGGAGTGGGTATTGGAACAACTATTTTCTTCTCTAATCCTGGTGCAGGATTAACTCAAGTTTATATTCAATCTCAATCTATTTTCTTACCAGATCATGAATTAAATACTGGTGATCTTTTAAGATATAGAAATAATGGTGGTGATTCTATTGGAGTTTCTACCGATGGAACCACTTCGTTTAATTTACCAGACGAGTCTAGAGTATATGTTGGAAAGATTTCTAATAATCTTATTGGTATTTCTACCTTTAGGGTAGGTTTGGGATCTACTGGTACTTTCGTAGGTATTGCCAGCACTAATAAGTCTGGAGGACTATTAAGATTTACTGGATTAGGAACAGGAGTATATCATAGTTTTAAAACCATAAAGGATTTTGTTGTTACAGGAGAAGCAAATAAGAATGTAGTTACAGTAGCTACTGCATCTACTCATGGATTAAGGTTGGAAGATAATGTAAGAGTGAAGGTGGAAGCAGGTATTCATACAAATATTACTGTAAAATATAATGACTTTAATAGGAGAATGGTTTTTGATCCTAAATCATTCGCTGCAGGAAATGTTGATGTTAATGATAATTCGATTACAATTACTGATCATGGATTAAATGATGGTGATAAAGTAATTCATACAGCAGCTACTTCTTCTGGTGGATTAGAAGATCAAAAAATTTATTATATTGTTAGACAATCTAAGGATAAAGTAAAACTTTCTTTAACTCGATTTGAATCTTTAGAATTTACTCCTGAAGTAGTTAATATAACATCTACTTCTGCAGGAACACTTTCTCCTATTAATCCTTCTGTAGATCTTTATAAAAATAATACGGTTAAGTTTGATTTATCAGATGCATCTTTATGTTCCTTTGTTGGTTTAAGTTCTTACGCTGCGTTTGATCTAAATTTATATACGGATAGGGAATTTGAAGATGTATTTTATTCATCACGTACAACCAATTCATTTGAAGTATCTAAAACTGGTACAGTAGGAATTAGTACAGACGCAGGAGTTACTTTAATAGTTAATAATAGTCTTCCTGATGCTTTGTATTATAAGTTTACTCCTGTAGACAACGAGTTGATTTCAAGCATTAAGAAAGGAATTGTCATCGATAAAGAAGTTATTGGTTATAATTATGTAGAAATAAAAGACAGTGTTTATTCAGGAGTTTTTCCCATAACTGGTATTGGAACTACAACTACTTACACTTATAATGTATTGGATAATCCAGAGAAAAATTCTTATTCTTTAGATGAAGCAGTATTGAAATATTCTACTGATTCTATTGCAACATATGGTCCTATAGCAAATATTGAATTACAGTCTCAAGGTAATTATTATTCTGAAACTGTAGGAGTAACTTCTATTAAAACAGGTATAGGTACTGGTGCTATTCTTGAACCTACTAGCGATACTATTGGAAAAATTAATTCAGCAGCAATTCAAAATATTGGATTTGACTTCCCCACGGATACTACATTAAGACCTGTTCTGAGTTTATCTGAAGTTCTTATAATGGAACCATTAAATTCCTTAGCTCATGTAGGAATTAGTTCTGTAGGTAAGAATTATACCATAGCTCCTAATTTAGTAGTATTAGATGGTTTAACAAAGAAACAAGTTAAAGATGTAGATTTGTCTTATAGTATTGGGGATACTAACGTAACCATTCTTGAAAATACTAAAAGTATTAATGATATTGATCCTATCATTATACCAACATCTAATGTAAATGGTATTGATATAAAGACTATATCATTTGATATGTCTACTAAAAATGTTACTATTGGATTAAATACTGCATTTAGTGATGAATCTCCATTAGTTGTAGGAGATAAAGTTTTAATTGAAAATGTAAGTGTTGGAGTAGGAACTACAGGAACTGGATTTAATTCACTTAATTATGATTATACATTGTTTACTCTTTCTGATGTTAATATACCATTAGGTGGGGGTGTCGGAGTTGTTACTTATAGTTTAACTGGATATGTAGAAGAAGGTGAATTTCCTGGTAACTTTGATTCCTTAAATTCAGCAGGAATAATTGTACCTGAAAAGTATTTCCCTCAATTTAATATTAAGTTAAAGAAAAATAATTTTTTACATGGAGAAGAGGTTGAATGTAATGGAAAATTAGGAGAAGTAGAAAGTTGGAATAATCGTATTGAGTTATTAAAACTTTCGACATCAAGTGAATTTAATCCTGGAGATATTATTGTAGGAAGAACTTCCCATACTCAAGGTAAAGTTAAATCTAAGAGAGACTTTAATGCGGAAGTTAAAATTGCTCCTGGAGCAGTTGTTGCTAATGGATGGAAAAAAGATACGGGATTTTTAAATAATAGTCTTGAAAGATTACCTGATAATAATTACTATCAATATTTCTCATATTCTATAAAATCAAAAGTTGATATGGGAGTTTGGGATGAAGCTGTAGATGCTCTTAATCATCCTTCAGGGTTCATGAAATTTAGTGATTTACTTATAGAAACTACACAAGATAATATTAGGGGTGTTACTGCAAATGATAGTGATTTGGTTACCTTCATAAACTTAGATGGTGTAATAAAATTAGATACTTATCCTAGTTTTGATTTAATTACTGAAAATTCTTTGAATATCAGTGACGATAAAATAGCATCTAATGAAATTTATTTCAATTCAAGAGTATTAACTGATTATTATGAATCTGTAGGTAATAGGGTTCTTGTTATTGATGATATTAGTTCACAATTTAATAGTGAACCAAGATCAACAAGATTTTCTGTTGCTGATAGTTTTGATATTGAACAGACTTATAAAAAATTCTTTACTCTTGTTAAGGATAAGACTTTCACTGGTGAACGTCAGTGTATGTTTGTTAGTCTTTTACATAATGGAGCTAGTGCATTTATCAATCAGTATGGTCGAGTTGAGAGTGTAAGTGATCTAGGAAGTTTTGATTTTGATGTTAGTGGAAATCAAGGACGACTTCTTTTCTATCCAACAAAATATCAAGTTAATGATTATAATATAAGTGCAGTGAGTTTTGATATTGTTGGTCT